AGGCAGGTACAAAAGCAGAATTTCTTGTTAAATAAGAACCTACCATAGCAGTTAAAAATGACATTCCGCCTTGTGTGTAATCATATATCCAACCGTCTCCCGCTTGTTTAGATAAATTTGTTTCGTTTATTATTTTTTGAGTTTTATCTCTCATTTTAATTAATTCAGCTGATATGTCTTTATTTTCTATTGTTGCTTCTTTCAATACTTTTGGAGAATAAATATCTTTACTCATAGCCGCTGTATAGATATTTCCTGTTAATAGTCCAATACTAACACGCTCATATTTTGTTAGTTCCTTAGGTTTTTTACGTGCGTATTCTTCTAATGATTCTATTTGTGCCTCTACAGAAGCGCGGTAGGCTGAGCCTAACAAAGATGGTACGCTTATTAACCATGCCGCTGTGCCTCGTATTATTTGTCCGCTTACTGAAGATATATCTGTCATCCCCCAAAAGTTACTTTCTTCTTTTTTGTCTACTTGCTTTTGGTAATTATAGCGGAGTTCATCCTCGTCCATATTATTAGGAGCGTTAAATACTTTCTTGCTTTCATCGTTGAAAACATTTACAGATTTTTGAGGTAAGACTTCAAACCTAGAAGTATCAAATTTCTGTCCTACTAAATTTTGAGGTTCCACTACTTCGTACTTATTAGGGTCTAATTTTTTGCCTATCATTTAAAACCTCTATCTTATTAAGATGCTTTCTTTTATTACGTTGTTTTCGTCTAATAAAACTTTATATCTTTGTCCAGTTTTTCTGTCTATTATTTCTTGGTAGGGGGATGTGATTTTTTGTCCTACGGGTTTACCTTCTTTGTTTGTCATTGGAAGTTTCCCTGCTTTATCGCTTAATGTAGTGTTTATGGTTTGCTTTGGATTTTTTCTGCGATAGGTAACTAAATCGGGTAACTTACTGCCGTTGTACATTGTCTTTAAGTCTGATACTATATCGTTTGCTACTTGGGCGTCTGATTTTGCTACGCTTTTTAAGTCGCTGACTCTGTTAGCAAATTTATCATAGAATTGATAAGACATATTAGTTTTTAAAATTAAAGCATCTTCTTCGGGCATTTTTTCGGTTGTAATAATTTCGTCCGTGTATTCGTCTAATGAGCGTAAACCTGTAGCAAGCGCAGTTTTCTTTTCCCACGCAAACCAACCGGGTTCAGGTAATGCTTTGTATTTATCGTCTTTCACTAATTGTAAAGCAGATTGCCGTATGGGATTTATTAATGCACTTGCTTCTTTGGCTGTTAGAATATCGTTATCTACCTGCGCATAAACATCTTTCATAAAACCGAAAACATTTATGACGTCATTATTTTTGGTTGCTTTTTTTACTCCATTGGCAGTTTTAACTTCAAAAGCGGCCTGTTTATTTTTTAAGCGTTCCAGTGTATTAAGTTTTTCTGTTATTTCGTTAGAGGATGCTTTTTTACCTGCTTTTAAACGTGCTTCGTATTCCTTAATCCAACTTTTCATATAATTGGTATCTTGCTCGTAAGTGGTTCGGTCTATAAATTTATCAACAGACTGACTGCTAAAACCTGTCTTGCTTGTTGCATCGGGGGTAATTACTCTAGCGTCCTTGTTTTTGTATTTACTAAAAAAGTTATATTTTTCTTGTACGCTTGCGTTATCAAAATAGCCACGTGTACCTGCGCTTAAAACATCGTTATTGTAAGCGTTAATTCGGCTTGCTTTTTGTTGTGGAGATAATAAAGCGTTGCCTAAGTCGTCTTTCATATCTAACGTTTTAGTAAGAGAGTCAAAACCTGTCCAGTATGAAAGTCCGTATTTTAGGGTTGCTTGGCTATTCGGATCGCCAAAAAGTAACTCGGCTGTGTCCTCTGCATTCTGTTTAGTGGTATCATAATTTAAGAATATAGATGTTTGCTGTTCCTCTTTTTGTTGCTGACGGAATAGTTTTGTTGCTTTTTCTACAAACGGTTCTGACATTATGCCAAATTTAAGCGCTAACTCTTGTCTTTTTGCTACGTTTTTAATCGGCTTTAATAACTCGGGCTCCACGTCTTTTAATTCGGTTTTTAATCCTGTAGGATTGTTGGGATTATTTTTGTATGCCTGCGCTATTTTCTGATTAGCCATCATAGAAAACGTATTATCGTAGATATCCATTGAGCGCTGATATGTTTCTTGCGCTAAATTTTCTTGTTGTTTTGCGGTTTGACGTAGAAAATTACCGGCGCTTTGTGGGGTAACTTGTGGTAATGGTGCGCTTGTTAGCTGTTTTCTATAAGGTTTAGGCATATTAAAATCCCCCCTTAAACATTCCGTAAGTTCTTGCTCCGCCTGATATGGTTTGTAAAATACCGCCAAAGAGGCGTAAATTTGCCTGACTACGTAATTGTTTTGCCTCAAATTCTCTAGCTTCTTCTTGTATTCTAGCAGACTCGGTAAGGGTTTTAATATCCTCTCCTGCTCCTTTTAAAGACGTTTCCGCTATAGACATTGGCGTTCCCTCGGATGTTATACCTCGTGCCGCATAGGTAGCGAAAGAGTTCTGTACATCACCCATAATTTTTTTCATAAGTAGATTTGATTGTTCGCCTGCTATTAATCCTGCTTGTCTACCTTGTAATTGTGCCTGAGAAGCTTCAAAACGTAATACCGAATAGTCTGCTATATCTCCAAATAATTGAGACATTGCGCTTGCTCCACTCATTACGCCGGCATATTGTTGATATTTACTTGCTATACCCATACTTTTTTCATACTGCGGTTTCATTAAATCAGCCATTTTGTACCTCGAAATTAACGTTCATTTGTACTGCTAAAATAGTAAGGGCATAGGGTTTATTTTGTGTAATGTCAAAGTAAACAATTTCGCCCCAGTCTCCGATACCGTAAAAAGTGTAGTCCTCTAATTCTTCGCCGTTCAATACGGCTTCCTCTCCATTTACTATGATGTTACGGCTATTGTAAACTCGTATTGTAAGTTCCGCAATTCTTTTTTTCTTTGATATTCCCGTTCCTGCCTGTATTAATTCTATGGGGTTACTCTTTATAAGCAGTGTATTATTGTAAGATAGTCCCGCTTCTATACTTTCTTCTGCGGGTTCGTCTAAAATTATATCTCCGTCCCGTACATCTTTTTGCCCGATATATTCACCATCTACTTTGACGTCTAAAGTTTCGCCTTCTAAATGTTCAAGTCCTCGTAATATACTTATTGGAGTAGATACTTCCTCGTATTTAAAACTATCGGTATTTTTGGTTAAGTCCAGTTTTTCAAAAAATAAGACTCCGTTTCTCTCAATGATAAAATATGTTCCGTTAGGACTGACAGTTACGGATTTAAAAAGTCCGTTGGTCTGCCATAGAGTATATCCTCTGACATTTTGAAATAGTAATATACTGCCTACACATAGAGTACCGTCAGCATTTACTATATAGATAAAATTAGATTGTTCGCTTTCGTTATTAGTTTCTGATGCTAGATCTATGGGTTGATTGATTAAATGGCTGTTTAAAATGCTTTCGTTATTTGATATATAGGCGCCTTGTTCGTTATTGTAGGCAAATTCTACAATAGATTTTCCCTTTTTTTCTACAAAAAATATAATTCCTTCAATATCTACTGGTACAGTTTTTGGCCATGCTCCGTTTTTGGTTTGTTGTCTTACGCTTATATTTGAAGGTGTTATGGGTTCGTTGAAACTTTGTGGTACGTAAAATTCACTACCGATGGTAAAGATTTGTAAATTTCTTTGTCCTGAAATATTTGTTAATTCGTTTAATTCGTTAGTGTCTATAGTTACGTCAATGGCGTCATTATCGTAGTTACCTGTGGCAACAAAGTCAAAAAATAAACCTACACGACTGCCCCATAAAGTTTGTGGTCTACTTTTACTTCCGCCAAACCATAGGCGCCCTTCGTAAAATGTTACTGTAGTAGGCCAGCCTCTTATGGCACTCCAAACATTCTCATAATCACTTGTGAGAGTCCACGCTCCGCTTACTATTGTCTGATTGGTATAAAATGGAATTATGGTATATCCAATGACAACAGTTGTACTTTGACGTTCGGTAATTTTAACACGACCTCCGTTTCCTTCTATATAGTTACCGATAACGCTATCGTCTGTAAATACGCCTGCCGTTGCCGTGATCACTACAATACCTTCCGGTGTATCGGGAGTTATATTTGCGGCGGGAGATGCGGGCGTTACAATATCATAATTATATTTAGGAATACTGTTAAAAATTACATCCTCAAAAATCCAGTCTTCTTCTGATACTCCTCTAGTTAATTTTTTAGGAGGCATATCGGGATGAGTAAATATTGCTGTATCTGCGCTTTGGGTAAATTTTAGTGTAGGTAAAAAAGCTTCTAGTATGCCGTCAGCGTTTATTGATGCAATAGCGATTTTATCTTTATATACGGTTATTATTCTTTCGGTAACTATAAGTTGGTAAGTTTGATTTTGATTAAACGAAAATGTAAATAATCTTCCTTGAGATTGTACTCCTGTATCTGTTAATAGGTTAAATTCTGCGCATTTAAAAGGGTAGGCAATACCGTCGCTCCCTATTCTAATTATTTGAAAATATCTGTATGTAGCATCTAATGTTCTGCCGATAAATCTTACTTGGTTGTTTATGGTAAAACTTTCTCCAACATTAGACCAGTCAATATCGTTATTACTTCCTTCTATTTTAAATGTTGCTTCAATTAAAGTGGGTGGTGCTCCTATTGTTACAGTTATTGGAAAATGCTCAGGATTATAAATCCCTGCGCTTAAAATACTAATACTGATTATTTTTCCATCCCCACTAACATTTGCTACTCCGAAAGCAGTTGACGAACCTGCGGAAAATGTAACCGTTGGAGGAGATGCAGGATTGTAACCTCCACCCGGATTGGTTATTGTTACGGAAGCTACTCCCCATCTAGGAGGTATAAAAGATTGTCTATAAACATTAACCGTTCCTGTAGCTTGTGATGCGGAGGTTAAATTTCCTAAAGATGCCTTTTTTATACTTGCAAAATTAACTAATGTGGGAGTTCCAAAATCGTATTTTACTGCAATGAAAGGATTTATTGTGCCTAGATTGTTTGTTTCAAAAAAAGTGCTTTCGTTATTATCGTTTACGTATGCGATGTTTCCACCATTGGGAGCTGTGATTGTGTCGGGTTCTTCTATTTGCAATTTATTAGGAAGTGTATCAAGGTATTCTAAACCTCCGCGTCTTTGTACTCCTCCGAAAGGTAAACTAATTACATTACGTAATTTACTCGCAGACGAATAGTACATATCGGTATCGCTACGAGCAAGTAATTTAGGGTTTATTTCTCCCTTGGTAAAACGTTGCTGTATAGTTTTTGGGGGCATTATTTTACCCCTTCATTCCTAGCGTCGAGTAATGGACTGTCCTGTATTATTTTAGTCGGTTGTTGTTTTTGGTCTGTTAATGATGCGAAAGCGAAATATCCACCTTTCAAATTATCCGAAGGAAGTCCCCACGCTTTCAGATGAAGTCGGTCTTGTAAGACTTTATCGCCTGTTAAGCTAAACGATATCTCTTCTGCCAATGCGTATGAAAAGAAATCTTTAAATATTGGCGTTAAATTATCGTCGTCTGTACTATAGATGTATTCTACATATGGCATGGGTACGTTTGTGAAAATTTTACCCTCTCTTATTTTGTAATCAAATACTGCAACACGGCTGTCTTTAGCGTAGTATATCGTGAGTAAATTTATTAAGTCTGCGGGGATATCGAAAGAATAAAGATACGCTTCGCCGGTTAAATCTATCTTTCCTGTTAATGCTACTCGTTTAAAAGCAAATGTCCAACTTCTAAGTGATAATAATTTTAGTTTAAGTGGTTCATAAAGGGCGTTACATACTAATGCTTTTTGACTTTCGTCTGTAGTAAAATCATCTACCGTGGTAGATCCAGTATGAAGGAGCGCTTTATTTTTAATATCGTCTGCGACTGTTGCCATATTTATACTCCTTTAAAAAAGGGGTGCGGAAAAAAGAGTAAAACCACACCCCTTTAGGTGAGTACGATTATACGTACTGATAGCTGACTTTGAGGGTTATTGAAGTTCCTCCAGTAAAATCAGCACCGGCTCCCTTGTTAATGACGAGATTTTTAGAGACTGTTAATAGCCCTAAATATCCTGCCTGCAAGACAACATTAGGCGAATTTTCGTCAATGGTTGTATTATCGACTAATCCTGCAACAGGATATGTGGCTACCTGTATTGCAACAGTTTCGTCGTCTTCTACTTCGATTTGTGTACCATCAACAAATGTTCCGTCAATGTCTGTAATTTTTAACTGTGTAACTCTTATCTGTTTACCTGAAGAAAGAGCTACCAGCGTTTTACCTGCGTTTATTTCGGCTAAAGTAGCGGTTACCTCTACTGTGGTAACTGCGCCGATAGCGCCTACAAGTATTTGAGCAACAACAACGCCTACTGACGATGCAGATTTAACGACATAATTTATTTCGCTTATTTTATCTACACCGACAACTTTAAGGATATCTCCCGGGCTAAGCGCGGTATAATATCCATTGAAGTAATCAGCCGCTGAGACATCATCGTTATTAGTGTTGTTATATACGTGGATGCTTGGTGTTTGTCCTCTTTTGGACACTCCGCCTATTGAATTGATGTTATTTAAACTAAACATTGTACTCCTCCTATACAGTTTCTTTCATGTTTACTTTTACGACGCCGTCGGGGTCTATTAGCTTTGCACCTGCTGAAAAAAGACCGTTAATTAGCGTGGATTTTCTATTAGGCACATAGTTTATTTCCGTACGCATATCAATACCTATGGCTAAACCCATTGCTTGTTTATGGGTACAGAAACAAGTTCTAATGTTATATGCTCCGCTTGTATCTAAAGGCAAACCGCCTTCCTCACGACCGCTGTTTATCATCTTAAACTTAAAGCCAAGATAACTGTCTTTTACGCCAGTTGTTAATGCTTTTAGCGTGTCGTAGTCGCCACTGGTTACCTTTTCGAGTTTCAACGCTTCTTCTAATGTTACCGGGTCATGCCAAAAGTACCTATCTGAGCGTGGAACGCCCAAATTATCCATAATACGTTTAGCGGTTAGAAGTTTGTCTAGAGTAAACGACTCGTTATTAACTGCTACTATTTGAGTTGCGTTTGCGGCCTCATTAATAATAATTTGGTCCATACGTCTACCCATAGCACCGGCAACGGCCATAACATATTCTTGTTTATCGTTGAAGTTTACTTTTGATGCGTTGAATACATCACTATATTCCGCTGCTTCCCAGTTAGTTAGAATACAGGGATTTTGGCGATCCTGTATGTTCATTGGGATAACTTCTGCTTGTGGGACACTTGGATTAGCGACTCCCTTTCCTCTGTATGGGAAGTTATGAGTTGATCCGACTACGCCTGTTTTTAAACGGACGCAATCTCTTAGTTCCATTTGACCTTGATAGGCCTGTTTGACCTCGGCGTCAAACTGTTGTATAAATACGTTCTCGACTGAGTTAGCCATTTTAGCACTCCTCTCAATATAATTTTTAGACTATTTTTTCAAATAGGCCTTAAAGTATATTCGGGATGCTAAAAGCATTAGAGCCGAAATTTAAGGGTTTGAAAACTACTTACTCACTACAGAGGGTTTGCTTTCGCAAATAGGCCTCTAAGTACTTATAAAAAATTTAACACACATTGTCAATTAAAAATGTTCTGCTGACATTCGTCCTTTGCCCGCTTTCTCGCGCAATTTAAATATTTTCTGTTTTTCTTCTTCTGTGTATTCGTTGTTATTCATTTTGCGCGCAATTTCCGCATCACTTGGTAAACCGTCTATTTTTGTATGCGTAGTAGGAATTTCGGGTTCTCCGGTCATTTTACGTAGTTTATCAAAGATGAGGATATTTTCTGCTCCGCCGTCTAAGAATTTAATCATAGTATCTTTTTCGGTTTCGCTAAAAATACCGTTTTTGTAATTTTGATGTATAAAGTGAACGGAGCCGTCTATTATTTTTTGTGCATTATCGCCTAATGTTTCTTTTTGTTTGGCTACGAATTTATCGTTCTCTATTTTTTGTTCTGCTTCTGATAAAGGTTTTTGTACTATACCTTTTTCAATGAGCATTTTAAAATAGTCATTGACAAAACCGTCTAATTGGGATTGGCTCATATTATTTTTAAAACCTATGTTTTTGATTTCATTTAATACGAGTTTACCTTGTTCGTCTTCTCCTATTTTAAGTTCCGAAAAATCTTTGTCTAAGTTAATTACGTAGTCCTCTGCTTTTTCGGGGACATCTGCTTTTAATCCTTTGGACATTTTCTTGCGCATGTCGGAAGCCATCTTAGTTTGTTTGTTTAATTCCTCAACGGCTTTGGCTGTGATTAGCGTTCCTTTTTCTTTATCCCAAAGTTCCTCTGAAATTCCATCAGGTTTAGATACCTCTATTTTTTTAGCATCATCGTTATCGTCTTTGCCTTTAATAGTTATCATTTTATTGTCAAGGTCTTCGGGGGTTTCCTCGGGTTTAGTTGCTAAGTCCGTAAGTTTTGTTT